GTTTTGCTGCCCGGCGCCCTGGATTTGCTGCAGCCCGAGTTGTCGCGCGGCATTGACGCCCTCGGTGCCGCCGAGGCTCCCGGTGGCAATGCCCTGCTGCGCGCCCATGGCCTGCGTCGTCAGCGGGTCCAGGCCCGCTTGCGTCTGCCCGGCATATGGCTGATAGCCGACATCGCCCTGGAAATAGGTCTGGGCCGAATTCATCACGTTCTGCAGATGAGGTTGCGCAAATGACCATGGGTCTTTGGTTTGCGTGGTTTGCTGCGTAACCGGGGTCTGTCCACCGCTGCTGCCCATCAGAGCACCTTTTCCATCGTGACGTGGGTTTCGTGGTAGCCGCGCTGCTTGAGAAACGGTTTCCAGCCCGGCCGGCAGATCGGACGGATAACAGCGCAGCCAATGTGTTCTTTCAGATAGCGCTCGAGCTCGCCCAGCAGATGCTGCCAATTTTCCCGGCCGGTGCCGGTCGTCCATATCAATTCCGCGATCAGGTCATCGCCGCGCCGGTGATAGGCGACACCGAGCAGCGCCACCGCCCGTTCCGCGTCTTCATCCCAGATCAGGATCGGCTGCACGTCTTTGCGCTCGATCTTGGCCAGCAGCGCGAGAACCGTTTCCTTCGATCGCTTGGCAATGGCGGGCAGGAATTGCGACCAGTGCCCGGCGGTGCGCGCCAACGCCTCGTCGGTCATCGGTATGGGAAGGAGTTTCACGTCACTTGGCGACCCCATACAGCGAAAACGTGCCGGTGGTGATGTTGCCGCTCGACATCAGAAACCGCAGGCCGGTGATCGGGGCCCCGCTCGCCCGGTAATAGCCGGAACCTAGGATCAAGTCCTGATTGCCGTCCGTTCGCAGATAGGCCGTTTCCCACCGCATGATGTTGAATGCGGCCAGGCTCGGCATGGGAACGATTAATTTTCCGCTGGCGGGTAGAACCGGATTGCTTGCTTGCCCTGATGTCAGCGCGTGCCCGGTGGTGATCTGGTTGACGGCGGTTAAAGCGCCATTTCGATTGATGATAATATTCCAAACGTAGTCGGCCGGTCCCACGATAACCGACGGCGACCCGAAACCAACCTGCAGCGTCAGGTTGACCGCCTCGGTGGCGGGAACGACATTGGTCATCACCACCTGATATTCATCGTAAGTGGCGGCAACGCCGCTGGTGAAATCAATGAACGGCGAATTGCTCGCGGTTTGGGTTGCAACCTTTTGTATTCCGCCGCGATCCGCCGCCCATGGCCGCGCTTGCAATAAAACCCAATTGGTGCCGTTGTAGACAAATTCCGCGTAGCTATCCGCCACGATCTCGCCGCCAACAAGATCGGCGGCATATATGGTCTTGATCCCAACCGCACCGAGCCCGTCCATTTCCAGCGTGGCAGTGGCGGTGTTGGTCAGGCTCGGCCCGATCTTGAGCAGCACCCGCAGGCCGGTCGGCACCGTGGTGTAGGTCACACCGGACGTAAACGTCTGCGCGTTGGCGGTGCCGCCGGTGACGATCGAACCGTTGTGGAGATTTCGATCCTTGGCGTGCGCGGCCATCATCGAGCGCGCGGAATTGTTGACGCTGGCGCGTGTTTGACCCTCCGCCCAGTTTATCGATGTATCGGAGTTGCTGTTATTGACTGCGGTAACCGACCAATCCTGTATGTTCTCGCCGGGCATGGATGTGATCCTTACAGCATCTTGTTGACGGCGTTTTCCACCGCGCTTTGCAGGCCGGCATCGGTGATAGCGGCGCCGTCCTGCTGGACGGCCGGGTCCATCACCACCGTGGGCGTTACCGTACCGGCCGCAGCGTCGGGCATGATCATGGTCTGTTGCGCCCACTTGATCCGGGTCGAGTGAGCCGGGACCGTGGATGCCTCGCCGACGATGAAATCGGCATATTTCAGGCAGCCGACCTTGACCCGGCCGCGAAAGTCCACATCGATCATCAGTGCCGATGACCCGGCATAATCAAGCGGCATGATTTTATCCTTTTGCCTTAGCGCACCCGTCGCGCATTGATCCTGACAGCGCAAGAGCCCACGACACTGTCGCTCAGCAGCACGCAATAATAGGTCGTGGTGATCGCGATCGATGCTCGCACCAGAGCGGTTGTCACGTAGGCATCTAAACTGCTCGAAATCGGTACCATGGCGGTGCTGCCTACTGCGCCAAATCCAGCCGAATTCGTGCTCACGGACACGAAGGCGCGCGCCCCTGCCGTCCCGCTATTGAATTCACCCACTGCGCTGATGTCCCAGTCGCCAGCCGTCAATGCGATCGAAGCGGCCGCGACAAAGGTTGAGGCAGGGACACTAACGCCGACACCGGCGCTGACATATTCGCCAATTTGCCCGGCGGCGGCGGCGTTGTTGGTTGCCGTTCCGGTACGCACGAATGCCGTAGTTGCAATCGTGGTAGAACTGTCGGTGTTGGCCGGCGTGGGCGCCGTCGGCGTGCCAGTGAATGCAGGCGATGCCAGTTTGGCGTAGGTGCTGACGCCCTTGATGGTAGTTGCCGTGACCCATTCGGCAACTTGGCCAGCTGCAGGCGTTCCTGAATTGCTGACATAGCCGCTCAAGTCGATCGTCAGATTACCGCCGGTGACCGACAGCGGCGAGGTGACCGATGTGATCAGGCCGGCGCCGGTGCCCGCAATGCCGAGCGCATTGCGCTCGGTGTAGGGATCGCGGGCGTTGTCAAACTGTATGCGGTACGGTGGCCGCAGATCTTCGGTCATAGCGTGACGCCGTCACCATCGGGCTGCGCGTTGACCGCCACCCCCTGGGCATGGGTCCAGGTGGACGCATTCGGGATCAGGCGCCGGAAGCGATGCAGCCGCGCCGAGGTCATCACGAAGGCCGAGCCCACCGTCGGCTCGATATCGAGTGGCGGCGTCCATTCCAGCGTCGCACCCAAACTTTCACGGGTGCCGTTTGCGATCGATCCCGGCGCATCCGAGGCGGCATCGTCGATCGGGTACACCTCATCTACGAAGGCGCGGTGGCCCGGCACCAGATGCGCCTCGGCGGTTTCCAGCGTGGCCGGCAAGTTGGGGCCTGCGAGCGTGGCCAGAAATCCGCCCTCGTCAATTGCGCCGATCGACGGCCGCCCGCCCTTGTAGGCAAAACTGTCGAGCGACAGCGCGGCCGGCAATGGCGGCGTATCAAGGTTCACATCGTTGATTTCCGCCCCTGTCGTGTCGAGATCGAGGCCGACCGACGACAGCAGCCCCCATACTTGCGCGTTTTCGCTGGCCTTGGTCCAGCGCCCATTCGACCAATCGAAAATAATGACCTTGTCATACATCGGGCTTGCCGATGATGCGTGAAACGCCCACACAATACGCGGCTTGTTCACGCCGGCGAGACAGTGAACCACATCGCGCCGGGTTTCGTCGGAATTGGCCAGGAACCACTCGTTGACCTTGTCGGCGCCGATCGGCGTGACGCTTTGGCCGCTGATGGAATAGAAGCCGTCCTCCGCGACAAAATAGAGCACGTTGCCGATGGCCGAGAACCCGTACTTGGACACGCTGCCGCGATCGTGCAGCACCCGCGTGAAATTGAAAATGAACGTCGTATCCCCCGGCAGGAATTGCATCGTTCTAATGGTGCGATCCTGCACCACATAGCCGATCTCGGCGCCGGCCACGCCCTGCACCGGGCCGCCGTCCGGAAATTCCTGCATGTCGCAAAGGTTGGTGCCGACCGTCCAGCCGGTGATGTCGTTCACGGCCGACCAGATGATGCAGCGGTTGTTGAAGGCACCGCTGGTTTCGAGCCGCGACAGCACCAGGAAATCCCCGATTACGGCAACGTGTCCGGCCCGCGGCGGCGAGCCCGGCAGAACCACAAAATTGCCGCCGGCGTCGATATCGACATATTGCGGGGCATCGTTGATGTTGACCGCGACCAGCTTCGAGCCGAATTGAGCGAACGACCACATTTCGGTGGGCGGCACGTTGTAGGCGCCGCCGACCGTGCGGCTGATATCCACCCAGCCAGCCAGCGACCATGTAAATAACCCGGTGGTGGTGCCGGCGTAGATTTTCCATCCGCCGGTGGCTGTGCGCGCGGAATACAGACCACATGCGCGGCCGGGCAGCGAAGTGACGCTAAACGCCTGCAGTGACGGAAACGGCAGGTAGGAATTTACGCCGGCAAAGACGTTCTCCACCTCCGACGCAAATTTGGTGTCCAAGGTGGCCACATCGGGCCGCCACTCGGAGAACTCAACCGGCGTCGGCTGCTTCATGGGATCTACCCTAGTAATATGTCGCGGTTCGCACCGCCGGCGAGGTGGCGCCGGTGGTCATGGCGTAACGCTGGATGATCTCCTGAAAGGCTTCATCACGCCGCGCCTTGTAGAGTTGCGCCATTTCGGCATTGCGCTGCACGGCGGCGAGCTCGGTTATCACGCCGAACAGGTAAGCGTTGGGGTATTCGTTCAGCAGCCAGTTGGTGCCGGAATTGCCTGCGCTCGAAACGATCGAAGGAATTCGCCGGATTAAGAAGGAGCTACCTGGTTGTTTCACGCTTCTGGGTGTGTCGAATATCTCTTTTGGACTGAATCCGGCTTCGCGTGTCGTCTTGAATTCAGTGTTCCTGCACGACGCCGTCGAAGC